TGAGGAAAATTTTTAAATGGGAATATATGAAAAGTTATCAAAGGTACAAGAAGAACTTAAAGCACCAAAGGGGCAATACAATTCATTTGGAAAATACAAGTATAGAAGTTGTGAAGATATTTTAGAGGCAGTTAAACCAATTCTTTTTAAGAACAAATTATCATTACAATTATTTGATGAGTTGGTGGTTATTGGAGAAAGCACACCTTCTGTTTATGAAGAAACATACTTTGATAAAGAAATAAAAAGAGAAAATACGAGAACAGTTGTATCAGGAAACCAAAGATATTACATAAAAGCAACGGCTAGGTTGCTAGACTTAGAAGATAATTCAACAATGGAAAACACAGCATACGCAAGAGAAGAAGAATTTAAAAAGGGCATGGATGGAAGTCAGATTACAGGTACGGCTTCAAGTTATGCTAGAAAGTACGCTTTAAACGGATTGTTCTTGATTGATGATACAAAAGACGCAGATACTGATGAATATCACAACCAAAACACAGAGGTTGAAGTTGAAAAGATAACAAAAGAACAAATTAAGAAAATCAAAGAGTTGGTTGATGATATTCCTGCTATGGTTAACTACTTTAAACTAAGCAAATTAGAAGATATGCCAAAAGAAACGGCAGAACAAGTAATAGAGAGAAAACAAAATGATTCTAAGTGAGAAGATAGTAAACACCGACAAATTCGGAGGAACTGTTGACATAATCACAGGAATAGAAGATTTTGAGCCAACGTGTACTTACAATTCTGAATGGCACACTTACAGGTACAACGGAGAAATAATTCCTAGTGTTACTCAGTTGTTGGATGATGGTGTGTATAAAAACATACCAGAAGAAGTGTTGGAATATGCTCAAAACAGAGGGACTTTAGTTCACAAAGAGATAGAAGACTATCTAAAAGGTGGTATAAACGGATATACAGACGAGTTTTATGAGTTTTTGAGGATTTATACTACCGATAGTGAAAAGTTCCTAGAAAAGGCTATATTTGACGTTAAAACGTATGCAACTGCAACTAAGAAAAATAGAGAAAAGTGTTTAAAACAAGAAAAGATGTATGCCGAAGCAATAGAGTACATTACAGGAGAAAAAATAGAACATTTTTATATGATTCATTTACCTAAAGGTAAAAAAGGAAAATTGATAGATTTGGAGGAAAATAATGAAAATAGTAATAAGCAAGAGTAAAGATGGAAAAGGATATTACACAAAAGTACAAAATGATTATAACGACAAACACACTGAGAAATACTTACCTATATACCTACCAAAAGGAACGGATATAGAGTACGGATTGTACGAGGTTGATGGTTTCTTATCAACATACGAAAAAAAAGATGGAACAGTTGATTTTAAATTAGTTGTTACGGATATAACCCAAATACAACAAAAAGAAAAGAATCCTTACGAGGACATGAATGTTAAAACGGAAAGCGAAATAGGCACGCAAATTCAAATAACACCTGAGGATTTACCATTTTGAAAAACTTAGAAAAAGATATTGAACTATATAACGGGCTAGTTGAAGATTATAACAACTTAGACAGTAGCGACTATGCAACTGCTTATGAGTTATCTAAACTGGCTCTTTCTTTAGCCGATAGATGGAATGAAATCATGTTAAACAGTGTGAAATACTCAAAAGAACTAGACTACACAAAGAGTGAGTTTACAAACTACTGTTATCAAAAATTTAAGATTCTGATGAAAATACACGATTTTACAAGAATGGTATATAGAAAAGGTGCATACGAAATAAAATATTACGAAGATTAGGAGAAATTATGATTGATTACGGATTAGAGAAAATGAATAAAAACATAGTTGATGCAAATGTGAAATTAGTGGATGAAAATAGAAGGTTAAAAGAGAGAATAGAAAAACTAGAAAACATTATAAGAAAGTTAAAAAGTGGTGACAAGCATTGATAACAATAGAACAAATTAAAGAATATACAAAATGCCCCCAATTTGGAGATATAGATTATGGAAAATGGGGTGCATTAAGACAAGAGCAAAGAGAAGCATATAGACATTTGATAGATATTATAGAAGGACAAGACAAAGAAATAGAAAGATTGAATAACATTATTGAAAAGTATAAAAAGCATTTAGAAGAATATGATAAATGGCTAGATTATAATACCGAAATTGGTAATTTATATTGGTATGATGCAACACCGTTTCCTAAATTAGAACTAAAAGGAGAAGATAAAGAGTGAATAAGGAATTGTTAACTATTTTAATAAAAAAGTTAGAAAAAGAAATCGATAATACACATTATGATTATTATACACAAGAGGGACAAATATTAGACAAAATACAACAACTTTTGAACATTATAAAAGTTATGAATGGAGAAATGCCTTTTGCAGATTGGTATATAGAAGATTTAAAAGATGTATATGGAAGTGATAAAGAGTGATATTTGAATACAAAGTAAGAGCAAGACATAGATTAGGTTGGAAAGAATTTTCTTTTTATGCAACTACCGATATTGAAGAATTTCTAAATAGAAACAGCATTGAGTATGTAAGAACTGCTACCGATACAGTAGAGCATAGACTACTAAAAGAAATAGAAAGACTACACTCTATAATAAAAGAAGTTAGAGAATATATAGAAAAAAATATAAATGAAAATGAAGCAAAGTTTTATGGAATACCTGATTATAAAGTGTTTAAAGGCGACATAGAACAAGTTTTAGAAATATTAGATAAAGAAAGAGAGAGTGAATAGAATGATAGATACATATATATATTGTTATATAAAAAATAAAAAAGTTTACACAGTACATATTATGATGACTAAACAAAGATTTTTTGAACAATTAAAAGAAAATAGATTAAGTTATATGTCAGAAAAGACAGGAACAACCGAAATAATTTATTTAGATAAGTTTGATATGTTGAAGTTTAGTAAAAATATTGAGATATAGGAGAAATAATATGTATATACCAAAAGAAATATTAGGATTTATAGTAGGGTTTATTACTTTCCCAGTAATAAGTTATGCTATTTATAAATTAAAAAGGTGGGATAAAGAAGATGGACATGATAATTAGTTTTTTGATTGGTTGTGGGTTCGGTTTTATATTTGGTTTTGTGTTAGGAGTGATTGGAGAGGACTAAGTATTTTTCTAAGAAAGTAGTTGTAGATGGAATTAAGTTTGATTCCAAAAGAGAATCAGAATATTATTTAAAACTTAAAGAATTAGAAAAAAACGGTATAATAAAAGATTTAGAACTTCAAAAAGAGTTTGTTTTACAAGAAAAGTTCAAACTAGGGAACAAAACAAGGCGTGAGATATGCTATAGAGCCGATTTCACGTATGTTACGACCGAGGACGATAAATTACACGTTGTAGATGTAAAAGGCTTTAGAACAGAAGTATATAGGCTTAAAAAGAAGATGTTTGAGTATAAATATGGGATAGAATTGGAGGAAGTTTAATGAGAAGAGGGGTGCCAGAGTTAAAAAGAGAACTACGAGAGATAGAAAAAAGTTATAACGAAGTGTTAGAGGCAAACATAATGTTAGCTGATGAGACAAAATGGGCTAGGGAGGACAAAGCAAGAGCTTTATACAAGATTGAAAGGGCATTAGAGATAATAAACAAGACAAAATTTGAGCCAGCTTCACTAAAAAAGAAATTAATTGATGCACTTACGGAGGATTTTTTTGATGAATGATAAAGAGTTTGCAGAAATGATGGAATTTATAAGAGAAAAAATTCCTTTAAAGTTAGATTTAAGAACGGAAGATTTAAAATACGACCAAAGAAGTATGTACTACAAGATTTATAAATACATATCAGAAACAAGAAAGAAATGGGAGGATAAATGACGTTAGAAGAGATATATAATCAATTAGAAGAATTAGAAAACAACCTAGAATTTTATGAGAATAGATTAGAAACATTAAAAAGCATGGTAACACCACAAGCCACGCAATTTGATAAAATAATGGTTGATGGGGGAAAACACGTTGATAATATACTCAAATATGTAGAGATAGAGAATGAACAACAATTAGAAACTACAATATTTTATATAAGAGGAAGAATAAAAGATTTAAATCAGTTAAAAGAAAAAGAGATTGGAAGGCTTGCAAAATATGGGGAATGTATAAGGGCTGTTGTATGTTTAAAAGAAAAAGAATTTATTAGAGAATACAACGGAAAGAAAAGGCATCTAACATGGCAAGAAATAGCCGATAGAGTTTATTGTAGTCCACGTTCTGCAAGATACTGGTACAAATTAGGAACGGAAGAAAGAAAAAGAACCATTTAGGCTCTTTTTTAATCTTCTCTAATTTTATCAAAAGCCCATCTGATGAACTCCACTTTATTCATTCCAACGGCTTTTAAATATTCAACAATTTGTTCATATTCTTCTTTTTTTAATGTTGCATGAAAAGTTTTTAATTTTTCTTTCGCTCTTCTTCTATTATATTCTCTTTTGTGTTCCAAAGCTTTTTTTGATAATGGCATATCATCACCTCATTTTAATTATAACGTTTGTACTATATTGTGTCAATTTTTCTCTTTTAATATGTGATATATATTCCTTTCGGCATCTAATATTTGACCACCATTTGCACCGACTGGAATGTTTTCAAGTTCTTCTACTGCAATATTTATAATTTTTCTTAGTCTTTCAATTTCCTGAACCAATAGGGAACCTTTATATTTTCCTAAGTAGTAAACAAAAGCACCGTCTTTAAAACCAGTATAATTATCTATGTCTTTTAATTCGTCTAATAACTTTTCTAGTTCTTGTCTATCAAATTCTTCTTGAGTCATATTATTCCATCTCCTTTGCTATTATTTTTTTATTATCTCCATCACATATAAAGTCAAAATGTTTATATGATTCTATTTCTTCTAATGTCATAGATTTATAATTAAATTCAAATATTATTTTTTTCATAATTCCTCCTAAACATAATCAAACATATAAGTGCCATTCTTTTTATATGTTTCAACCCATGAGGCAGCGATTTTTTCTGCTTCTTTTTTTGTTTTACATAAATAAGCAAATTCTGCGTTTTTTTGGTCTGCAACTCCTATTAAATTGTTACATTGATTGTGTTTTAACACATAAGCATATTGTTTCCCGTTTTCTTTTATTGCCATTACTATATAAAAATATTTCATAATAACACCTCTTTTTAAATATTCAATTCGTACTCTGACTCTGTATAAATATCTAATGTTCCACACTCAAAAAAGTCAAAACCGTTTTTATAATTCTCATTAAAATAATTCATAATATCATCATAACATTCATCACGATATTTTTCTTTGTTTTGTTCCCATGAATCTTTAAATCTATCAAAACTTTCGTTTTTACCTAAATAAATAACACTATAAGGGCTTTCTTCGTTCCAATCGTAATTATCAATAATTTTTACTTTATTATAACTTGTGCATATATCTTCACATAATGAATTGTATTTTTCTAAAATTTCTTTTTTATTCATAATTTATCCTCTTTTCTTTTTTATAATTTTATGTTATATTTATAGGTGATGGGAAAACCCCTCAACCTAAGAACTTGCTAGAGTTCTTTTTCTTTTGCTAAAATTCTTAAAATCATTGTTATTTTGCCTCCTTCCATCTTCTGATGGTTTCATTTAATACTTTTTCTTCGTTTTCTTCTGATACTTCATACATCCAATCAAAATTTATTACCATTCTTTTTTTATCTTCTGATAATTTAGAGGTTGGTTCATATTTTCTACGTGCATTTCCTTCTTTATCTGTTACTTCGCAATCTATCCAAATAACAGAATTATAAAGATGGTCAGTATAACCGTATTTCTTCCATAAGTTAGGTAAACTGTTTTTGTGCGTGTTATCATAAAAACATTTTGATACTTCTATGATGATTTTTTCTCCTTTTTTGTTAGTTTCTTCTGATGTATAAACTTTTTTGTATTCATTTTCATAAGTTAATTTTAATTTTTTCATTTTCTTACCTCTTTCCTTTAATTTATAACAGCCGACTTGTCAAAAGATGTTTAAATAAAATGTCATATCGATTCAGCTTCTTTCATTACCACTTTTAATTCCTTTACTATATAAGTATAGTGTAGGGGCATTCTTCAGAAGCTATTATCTCACTGACACATTCATCTTAACATATAACGAACGGCTTGTCAATACATTTTTTGAAATAATTTTAAAAACTTGCCATCTATTGCCTTATATATTATATTATAATGATATTATGGAAACATTAGTTAAAAAGAAACACAATTACAAACTTTCCCCAGAAGATAAGAGACAAATACTTGTAGAATATACTCTTAATAGAAAAAAAGAGAATGTAAGAAGTCTATGTAGTAGATTCGATATATCAGAGACTACTCTTTATGACATTGTGAAGTCTAAACAAGGGCAGGAGATATTAGAACAACATATAATTGAAAGCAAAAAGAACTTTAGCAAAAAATTAGATATGATACTGGAAAAAACCATTGATAAACTAGGGGAAAAGATAGAAGATGAGGACATAAAAGCCCTAGACTATGCCAAAATTGGCGGTATTTTATACGATAAATCACGTCTAGAACATAACTTATCTACCAGCAATAACAGTATAAATATTAATATTAAAGTGGAGAAGTAGAAGATGTTAACATAATGTATATTATAGGAAGCGAACTATTGTTTTATTTACGCAGTGGACACGTGGAGAGATGAGCGAGAGGGAGCAGAGCAAGGCACAGTAAGGGTTTGCAAAGGTTTAGACGCCCCCCATATACTACCTATGCCGTGAAAATAGGAGTCCCAATGGTACCATACATACTATATATATACACTCACACATACAAAAATATAAAAGAGAGAGCACTCAAAAGAGTGTTTTTTAATGCAAAAATGTCAAATTGAGAGTGAATTTGTAAAGTTTACAAGTGTTGATATATAAGGGAAAAGTGCTAATCGTCCACGGGCGGGATACAAAAAAGTGGAGTGTAAAGTACCCCCGGGGTTAAAAATGGGCATAGGTGATTTAATAGAGAGTACCTTGAAAGAGGAGGTAACAATGATACCGAAAAAGATACATTATATATGGTTTGGTAGAGGAGAAAAGAGCGAGAGAGTACAGAAATGTATCGAAAGTTGGAAGAAGTATCTACCAGACTATGAGATAATCGAATGGAATGAGGATAACTTTGATGTAGGGATGTGTGATTTCACTCGTAAGGCTTATGAGGAAGGCAAATGGGCTTATGTAGCGGATGTTGCCCGATTGTGGGTGCTTCTAAATGAGGGTGGAATTTATATGGATACCGATGTTGAGGTGTATAAGAGTTTAGATGAATTCTTAGGAGAAGAAGCCTTTATGGGATTTGAGGATACGAACTATTTATCTACTGCGGTAATAGGGGCTGAGAAAGACAATCCTTATATCCGACTTTTATTAGACTTTTATCGGTCTATTGATTTTATTAAGTATGATATTTGGACTGATTATATTAAGTATGAGGAGACATCTCCGTGTATTCAGACGAACGTGTATGCGTTGTTGGGGCTAAAGAGAGATGGGTCTAAGCAGAGATTAAAGCATTTAAGCGTATATCCTAATAGTTACTTCCATACGAAAGATGAGGGATATACTTACCATTCATTTGGGGGTAGTTGGTAATGATAAAACACGATAATATAATTTATGTAAGGGACATATCTAAGATAGGTGGAGTTGAGACCTATGTTTATGAGTTAGTTAAGAAATACCGTAATCTGGATATAGCGGTAGTATGTCGGACGTGTGATGCTACTCAACGTAAGAGACTTAAGAAATATTGCCCTGTATATATGTTTCATAATGAGCCTATTGAGTGTAAGGTTGCGATAATTAACTACGATACTACGATAATAGACTATTTACCCGAGAGGATATGGCGACAGAACCTTCCTAAGGGAAGTAAGGAAGGTATATATCAAGGCGTACACGCTGATTATACTCATCCTGCTATGGGACCATTACCTCAGGACCCTCGTATAAAGGCTTACTTAGCGATAACTGAGGATATTATACATAAATGGTCGTTGATGACCGATTCAACGAATGTTCAACTATGTAGAAACCCTTTAGAGATAGAGGATACTGATGCGTTAATAATCGTCAGTCCTACTCGTTTAACGAAACAAAAGGGTGGAGACTTGATGTTAGCGATAGCAAATGAACTAGATAGACAAGAAATACCGTTTGTGTGGTTTGTTCTAACGACTGATGAGTATTTAGATAACCCAATATTCTTAAATAAGAATGTAGTATGGGTTAAGAATAGATTAGATGTGAGTCCGTTCTTAAAAATGGCGGATTGGGTAGTACTACCTTCGATGTGTGAGGGAGATTCTTACACAATTAGGGAAGCACTTTATAGGGGAATACCTATTGTAGCCAGAAAACTACCTTATTTTGATGAATATTCGATAAAAGATGGCAAAAATGCGTTGTTTGTGGACGATTTTAATGTAGAACAGGTCGCTAAACGAATGAAAAAACGCTTAAAATTCACTTTTGAGCCTATAAAAGATGGCTATGGAGACATTTTGATACCTTCTAAGAGCCATTATAAGCCTGGAGAGAATAAAGTTAGACTAAGATGCATCAATTTCTTAGGATTTGATGACTTAGTATTGAATAAACACATTGTTCTTGATGAAGTTATCACCGTAGATGAGGATAGAGCAGAAGATTTATTAAGTTATAGAGGATGCTTTGAGGTGGTTGAGAAGGGAAGAATTGATTGAAAAATTCCGTGAATATTTAATCAAGAAGAAAAAACCTTATGTAGAGAATGTTGCTAAAGATTTAGAGATTGAGGAGTACCAAGTATATGGTCTTTTAGAGATGCTAAAACGCCAAGGATACTTGTTTGACATAATAGATGGTCAAATAAGGAAGGTAAAACCTGAAAAGGATGCTGGAATATACCAATTACCTACTAATTTGAGCCATATTAAGTTGCTTTTGTTATCAGATACGCACTTGGGTTCAAAATATGACCGTTTAGACATATTGAGATACCTTTATAAGAAAGCCGAGGAGAATGGAGTCAATTATGTACTTCACTCTGGTGACTTATGCGAAGGAGTCAGCAATCGACCTGAACAAGTTTATTCTTTACATGAAGATGCCATTTCTTATACTGGTCAGAGAGATTATGTAGTAAAGAATTATCCACAAAGCAACATACCAACCTACTTAATTGCTGGAAACCATGATATGTGGTGGTTTAAGAAATGTGGAGCTGATATATGCCAAGACATCGCTAATAGGAGAGATGACATAATTTATCTTGGAAGCGATTGTGAAGATTTACAAATTGGCAAGCTTCGTATTCGTATGAGGCACGGGTCTGGCGGAAATGCTTATGCAAGAAGTTATCGTGTTCAAAAATATTTAGACAGTATAAACGCTGATGAAAGACCACATATATTGCAAATGGGGCATACACATCAAGCATTTTATATGCATCAAGGAAAGACACATTGTTTTCAAACCTCTTGTTTGCAAGACTTAACCCCTTATGAGAGAAGTATGGGTTTTAGTAATGATAAATCATGTTGGTGGGTAGATGTAGATATGGACAAACATGGAAACCCTGTAAAAGTAAGTCAAGAATTAGAAACATTTGGAAAGAAATTAGTAAGATAACACTACTTTGTAGGTAGTGTACTGATGATATATTGACAACGTGGGTTTCCCAGAGAAGTTGACATGGAAACATCTAGCCTCACACCTTATTATTAGGTAAAAAAGCACGTCTGATGAGATTTTAAAAATCGAAACACTTTATGTGTAACGTGGAGTTCTCCAAGTGAGGGAATAACTGAGAACCTAGACTTCTCCCATATTGTGAGTATATCATTAGTACAGTACTTGTAAAGAGTACTAGGTATTCCACAGTACCTGTTGTAATTTTAGTGCTATCCTTATGGGTAGCATTATGGGTAGATATGGGAAGAGTTAACCTGCTCTCAAAAGAAAACATAATAACAAAAATAGTACCAGTGAACTTGGTGTACTATAAGGTTTGAGTTATTGTGGGGTCTTGGGTATATCTATTCATAATGGTATTCGTAAGAGTACTATTTCGATTAATAAGTGTCTGCATAAAGATTATGCAAGGAAAACTAATAAATCTAGTTTGTATGGGAGTTATGTTGTTTGAAAGCATTAGTATTACTAATATGAGTAAATGTAAAACCCTAGTTTAAGTGTGCTACTTATGGGTAGCATAGAGTAGATATACCCATTTTGTTGTCTTTGACAGTATATCTATTCTATGGTGCTTATAAAGGCACCAAGTGTTTTGTAGGGCACTTGATTAACCCCCTAAAGAAGGTGATGAGCCTTCTTTTTTATATAGCTGGATGGAGCAGGAGTAGCTTGCAGGTTTCCTTAGCCTGAGGTCGGTGGTGCAAGTCCACCTCCAGCAACCAAAAATGTATCTATGATGGAATTAGTAGACAAATCTTAAAAAGTTATGAGGTCATCTCCGCTGTGGGGCAACTGACGTGTAGGGGCAGGACCTACTAGATACAAAAAAATAGGAGTGAATATGGATTTAAACTTACGAATAACAGAAAAACAAGATTTATTTATACACTCCGAAGCATTTGAAACATTGTTCGGAGGTGCTGCTGGTGGTGGTAAATCTTACGGACAATTAGTAGATGCGTTGATATATGCACTTACTTACGAAAAATCAAAGCAGATTATTTTCCGTAGAACATTCCCTGATTTGGAAAGGTCTATTATACGTACATCTATGGAATTGTATCCTAGAGAAATTGCTTCATATAACTCATCTAAACACACTTGGACATTTCAAAATGGTTCAATTATAGACTTTGGATATATTGATAATGAAAACGATGTTTATCAATATCAATCTGCTGAATATGATGTAATAAGGTTTGATGAGTTGACTCACTTTACTGAGTATATGTATACCTATATGATTTCACGTTGTCGTGGTGCTAATGGATACCCTAAACACATTAAGAGTTCTACTAACCCTGGTGGAGTGGGACACGTATGGGTTAAGGAACGATTTATAGATATAGGCAAATATGGAGAAATGCACGAATGTAGATTAGAAACAGGTGAGAAAACAACTCGTCTTTTTATACCTTCATTCGTAACTGATAATAAATTCTTAATGGAAAAAGACCCAGATTATGTTAAACGACTTGATGCTTTACCTGAGAAGGAAAGAAAAGCGTTAAAAGAAGGTAATTGGGATATATTTGATGGTCAGTACTTTAAAGACTTTGACCGTTCAGTTCACGTTATAGAGCCTTTTATGATTCCTGAGGAATGGGATAAGTATAGGGCAATCGACTATGGATTGGATATGTTAGCGTGTTATTGGATAGCAATAGACCCACACGGCAACGAATTTTGCTATAAGGAACTATATGAGAGTGATTTAATCATAAGTGATGCTGCTAAGAGGATATTAGAGGTTACAGGAGACGATAAGATACGAATAACTTATGCACCACCTGATTTGTGGAATCGTAGAAATGATACTGGTAAAAATGCGTATGATATTTTCCGTGAAAACGGCGTAATATTAACAAAGTCATCAAATAACAGGGTATTAGGTTGGTATGCCGTACAAGAACATTTAAAAATAATAAATAAAAAGGATGAACAAACTGGTGAAGAAATTAGAACAAGTAAATTAAGAATATTTGATACTTGTATTAACTTAATTCGTACTTTACCAGTTATTCAAAGGGATGAAAAGAACCCAAATGACTGTGCTAAAGAGCCTCACGAACTAACACACGCACCCGATGCGTTAAGAGCGTTCTGTATAGAAAGAACTAAGGCTACTAAGATAATGACAGAGGAAGAACTTTTGTACGAACAATCACGAAAAGAGAGACGAAGGCTAGGAATATTAGGAATTGCTGGTGCGACAGCCAACAGAGACTATATGAAATATGGAGGATAATATGGAAATTGGAATATTTATCATAATGGCTGGAATAATTGGTTTTCAATTTTATCTACTAAAATCAATCAAGGAAGAAAAAAAAGAGACTCCTACGGTAGTTGAGAAGCCAAAACAAGCAAAATTGACTAGAGAACAAAAAGAAAAACAAGAAAAAATGAGAAAATCTTTTGAAAACATGATGGGGTATGGATATGAAGATGCGTTAAAGAAGAAGGAGTGATATAGAGGGCAGAAGTAACTAAAGATTGGGAACTATACGAAGCCGGAATACACTATAATCAAGGAATGTATGGTGCCGATAGAAATTATTATGATGTCATAGACACAAATATAGCCTTTGCAACAGGAGACCAATGGAGAAATGTTCAAGCAGATGGGCTTCCAAAACCTGTTTTTAACATAATTAAGCGTGTAAAACAGTTTAAAATAGCGTCATTAAAGGGTGATGCTATATCAATATCAATTCAACCAATGGAATATAGACCACAAACTAACGATTTGGCTATGCAACAGAAGGTAAAAAACACAGATTTAGCCAATGCAGAGTTAAAAAACATCTTAGAAAACATCAATTTTGATGCAAAAAGCCGTACTTTACTTAGTGATGGATTTGATACAGGTGATTGGTGCTTACATTTTTACTTTGATATGGATGAGCAACCATTTAAACAGTATAGACCAGAGGTAAGAGGAGTCATAAAGGCAGAAATTATAGACTCAACTAATGTTTTATTTGGAAATCCTAACACCAGAGAGGTAGAAAAACAGCCATATATCATCATAATTGGTAGAGATATGGTAGAAAACCTAAAAAAAGAGGCAAAAAAGAACGGAATTAAGGATTTAGATAAAATCAAAGGCGATTCTGAAACAGATTATCAAATGGGAGACAATGGAAAATTAGAAAATAGTGCCGAAGGATATGAAAAAGCATTATACATAATCAAATATTACAAAAAAGATGGTGTAGTATATGCTAATAAGTCCGTAAAAGGCACATACATCTACAAAGATAGACAAACCGATATGACATACTACCCAGTAGCATTTAACAACTGGGAGGAGGTTAAAGGGTCTTATCACGGTCGTGCAGAAACGACTGGAATTATACCTAACCAAATAGCCATTAACAAAATGTTTGCTATGGTAATCTATCATTTGATGCTTACAGCCTTTCCTACGGGAGTTTATGATGCAGACCGTATAGAAGGATGGACGAATGAAATTGGGGCTCAGATACCTGTTACAAACCTTCAGGGAGACTCTATTAGAAATATAGCTGGATATTTAGAACCAGCACAAATGAGTAATCAAATTATTCAAGCGATAGAATTGGCTATGCAATACACTAAAGAAACATTAGGTGTTGGAGATGCTTCTTTAGGAAATGTAACAATGAATAATGCAACAGCAATCATAGCAATACAAAAGAGTGCTGCCGTTCCATTAGAGAATGTTAAGGCTGCATTTTATGAGTTTGTTAAGGATTGTGGAAGAATCATAATTGATATGATGGGCACTTACTATGGTGTAAGACCTGTTGTATATACTGGACCATTAAACGAAAGAGTTGTTGAAGATTTTGATTTTGATACACTTAAAGGAATGTGGCTACACATTAAGACAGATGTTGGAAATGCTTCATACTTCTCAGAAGTTGCAAGTGTTCAAACATTAGATAACTTACTAAACAATGGATTTATAGAGTTTATAGAGTACTTAAAACGAATTCCTGATGAAATTATTCCAAATAAGAACGATTTGATTAACTCTATTGAACAACAAGACCTATATAAACAGGCATTGTATAACCTAATGGGTCAATTTATGGATACGCTAGACCCAGTAACAAGGTCAAACTTAATGCAATTAACACCAGAGCAGATGGAAAAGACGGTTCTTGAAATGATGGGTGCATTAGGTCAAGAAGGATATAACACAGTACAAGATATGGAAAACCCAATACCAACGCAAGAAGAACTTGCTTCTACCTTACAAATGGGAGAACCAGGAATGGATAAAATGATGCAACCAGAAACAGTTATAGATAGAAACGCAGTAAAGAAAATGGGAGAACTACAAGAAATTGGAGGTAATCAATCGTGAGAAAAAAAGAAGAATTGAAAAAAGCAAAAAAAATAGAGGCATTAAAAAATGCAGAAAAAGCTGCCATAACTCAAGGAGTTAGAAATGTAAATTTGAACTCGTCAAATGATTCAAAAGATGCAAGAGCGGAACAAGAAGTAGGAAAGAAATACAAAGATGTTTCTCCTTACTTTAGTAAAGGTGAATTTTCTAGTTATACAAAATACAATCAAGCACCTGATAACATTTCCGCTTCAGATAATACACAAAAAAGAAAGAACAACAGTAATTTAACAGAAGCAGAGAGAAGACAAGCAATTGATAAAGGAATTAAACAGGCTGATGATATTTTAAAAAGAAAAAAGAAAAAATAAAACAACTACCTTTATAGGTAGTTTTATGTTGCCGTTTGTCACACTCTTTTCACGGCAGCATAGAAGTACTTATAAAAGTACTATGGGCTACCATACCCAAGGGAGGAAATTTAAATGGAAGATGAAGAAATTGTTGAAAGTAAACCAACGGAAACAATGGAATCAGATGAAGACTTCTTTGCAGATGTTGATAACGAGGTTATTGCTGAAGATATTGACGAAGCAGACGAAGTACATTCAGAAACCGAAGAAACCAATGAGACTCAAAAATCAAGTGAGACTGATGAGGGTAATAAGGAGACTGAAGAAGTAGATTTTAAACCTTTGTT